ATCCCATTCCTGTGTCTAAGCCACCAGTGCTAGGGGACATTCCTGAGTAGTCTAATCCTCCTCCTCCTTGGCCTGTAGGTGTTTGACCATAAGTATTGGCACCACCAGAGGTATCAAAGTACCCACCTGTGTTGTTACCGTTAGTTAGTACAGGGTCGTTAGCTATGCCTGTTGGCGGTACGTCCTGTCCTGTTTGTCCTAAGGTATTAAGCAAACCACCAAAATTTCCCATTGATGACCTAACCCAACTACTTCCTTCTGGTGGTGAGTATCCCCCACTAGGAGCCATATAAGTTTCACCAGTATCAGGGTTTTCCCAAGGAACCATAACTTGACTGGCTATACCATCACCTCTAGTAAAACCAAAGTTATTACCACCACCGCCTTGTGATGGCACTCTAGATACTAAACCGCTAGGTGTAGGAATCCTACCATTATCCTGAAAAGCAATATCATCGTTTGGTCCAATACCAGTGAGGTATTCCCTCATCAGGTCCAAGTCGTTAGAGACAACTTGCTGTGATGGCATCTTGCCTAATGTTCTACCAAATTCAGACTGAAAATCTTCAGGGCTATAGTACGTATTAGCCGCATCACCTGTAAGACCAAACGCAGAGGAGTCTCGCACATATTGATTTGTCTTTGGGTCATAACTAAACGTAGGAAAAATAGAACTACCATCAGAACCAACCTGTGCATTCTTTTGAGCCATTTGGTTCATCCAGTCTACATTGGTTTGGTATGGGTTTGATTGACTACCTCCACCAATCATCTCAAAGCCACCGCCAGTAATAGGTTTTAGGCCTTCTAATAGCCTTGGTTGTCCATCAAGATCAGAGTAAACCCTTGGGTTGGCAGGAGTTATCGGAAAGCCACCGCTATAACCTTGTTTTTGGCCTTCTACTAGCAAATCAGAGATATCCCTTGGGTCGGTATTCCTTATTGGAAAACCACCACCAGTAGGCTGTTTCATGCTTGTCGGTGAGCGCATTCTCCCTAACTGTGGATCAGAGAAAAGACTTGGATTTACCTGCTTATCATTGCCCGTCATTCGTCCAATTTGTGGCTGTATTTGACCACTATTTTGTAAACGACTTCGTAACAAACCAGTAGGCATACCAGTGTTTTGTCTTAAATATTGAGAACCTATGTCCCCTGGAAACATTGACATTAGTAAGTCCCTCCAGAAATAGTAGCGGCTGTTAGTGTGCCTGTTATAGTTACGTTATCCGCTGTAACTGTCCCTGTAAACGTAGGGCTAGCTGTGTTAGCTTTAGTTGCACTAGCTGTTGCTATGTTATTAAACTCAGTATCTATCTCTGTTCCCTTGACAATTTTATTAGGGTCTCCTGTACTTAGAGCGTCCTTAGTTGCAAAGTTAGTTGTCTTGATATAGTTGGACATTAAATAAGTCTCCCTAGTAAAGCGTGTATGTCAATTTTTTGAATGGAAAATGCAGAAGCGTTTATCTCTGCTTCAATGCCTACAGTTACAACTTCTCCGTTACCACTAGTGTTTACTCTTGGAGTGTTGACTTCTATATGCGCTGTGTATTCACGGTCTGTATTATATTCTGAAATGCCATATTCAGCTATAGCACTTGATCCTATAACAAATACTTGCTTTGTATAAGCCTCAGTATAGTCATATCCCCAGTTAAGAGTAGTTGTAGTATTCTGACCACCTACAATAACTAAGTTAAACTTCTTTAAAAACTTAAGGTTTGATGTATTACCAAAGTCAATAGGATTACTAAAGTACCTTAACTGATACTTAGTAGTACCGTCTAAGTAATTAGCATACTTAACAACACCAGAGGTAATACCTATGTATAACTCTCCAGTTTCTAATACTGTAAAAGATAAAGGATTTAAAGAAGACCAAGTAGTTGCTCTGTTAGAACCATCCTGCATAGCTGTTCTCATGTCAAAGCAATAAACTAACTTACTGTTAGGTAGAGTTAGCAAATAAAAAGCATCTTCAGGAGAGTAAACAGATTTAATAGGCAATGTTTGTTCAGGAATTAAGGCTAACAAATCATTCCTTACATTCTTACTAATGTCTCTCATTGGTAAAGACTTTTCTTGTATTGTCCTACCAAAACTACGCACACCTGAAGCTGACAAAAAGATAATGTCAGTACCTGTTTGCTGTACTGAGTCACGAGCTATACAACCAATGCCCTCTATCGTGTCTGTAAGGGTCATATTAGCAGGAGAAGTAGCTCCTGAGTACACAAGTATAGACTTCTTTCCAAAGATGATTAGAAAGCCATTGTGAGCCTCTAAGGACACTATCTCATCAAAGCCTGTGGGCCATACAGTAGTAATGTCTATTGAGCCAGAAGAACCTCCTGACCAACCATGACCTACTAATAAATCAGACCAGTAGACTGTGTGCTTGTTTCCTGTAATGTCTGCTACCCAAAGTCTACCAAAGGCAGACAATACTTCATTACCTCTAGGTGCTGTCCCTGTACTGTGTGAGTGATCTGAGAACTTCTCAAGAACACCTGATCCACTTTCATCAGTATATATTAAAGGTTCATGGCCTATTTGAAAAAAGTAAGCATGGTTTGCTAAGGATACTATCTTCCAGTTATTAGCTGTAGGCGTATAACCAGAAGGAGTAATATCTACTAGTGTTGTAGTACCCTTGAATATCTTATTGTTACCTGCTGAAAATACAACCTTATCCCCAGAGGCATCAATGTATTCAAAGATAGTCTCTATACCACGACTTGATCCTAAAAGAGAAGTAGCGTTAGTGCTGACTTCCTTCCATCCTTTCCTAGCACCTACTCTTCCTAGCTTATCTATCACACAGTTATCAGCAATAGAAGCATACGAAGGATTAATATCAATAGGAGAATCCTGAGTATTAATACCTAAGAATGCAGGTGCGGCTATAGTAAGATTCTGTAATTGTTGAGCCATTTATGAATACCAAATGTTTTCTTCAGGGTGCTGAGATGCATCTATAGCTATTGCATCTGCTAAAGTGCTGTCTGCTATTGCAAACAACTCCGCTGAACTTGTGCCTCCTGTTTCTCCACGCTCTCTAGCTCCTAGCGCGGTAGCTAACTGAACTACAGGTGCAGAAGGAACAGATATTTTATCTGTGTCTACAGTAAAATCAGCAGTGCGTACTACAGCATTGACTCTTACTTGATAAACACCATCAGGCTTAGGGTATAAGTCTAAACCATTGTCTCCGTTAGCGTCCACACCATTAAAGCTATAGAACTGTGGTGTTCCTGAAGGTACGTTATCAATCAGGAAAGCGTTGTCCATCCAACGAGAACCACGGTACTGCATAAAGAAATTAGAAGTGTCGTTAATGACATCTAATATTTTCATTTTATTCTGTGAGTCAGTTAGGATGTAGTTAAAAACAGAAGCTTGTGTTGTAATTGTTAGTGTATTACGTAAAGCTGTCCACTCATAGGAATCTTCCACTGAGCGTTTAGCATCATTGACAAACTCTCCAATAAGTTTTGAATAGCTATTCTGTGCTACAGTAGATACTTCTTCCTCTCGTAGTCTCCTCAGTACGCTATTTACAAGTTGTAAGTAAGTCATTATTATTCCTATACTGTTGTTGACTGAAACGCAGATTCAAAAGGATCACGATACTCTACTTCCGCAAACTCTGGTAACTCTACGCCTACTTGTGTTTTAAATTTAAAGAGATCATCAGAACTAGTACCTGCGGATAGCAAAGCGCCACCTCCTGCTCCTCCTGCTCCTGCTCCTATGCCGCCTAATGATATGTTCTTGAGTATTCCTTCAAGTAAGTCTTTTAATGGCTGTAGGATGTAATCATCAAAGGCTCTACCCCCTGCTCGTAATGTGTCCTCAATGCTTGGCCCTACTTTCTCTAAGAACTCTTTGACAGGTTGCATGGCTTCCTCCATGCTTCCACCTAATGCACGTACTGCATCTTCAATAGGCTCACCAAAGGCTTCAACAGTTTCCTCAAGAGGATGTAAGTAGTCATCATCAAACTCTTTCCCTGCTTCACGTATTGTTTCCCAGTAAGGCCGTACTGTGTCAGCTACACCAGACCCTGCTTCCTTTAGAACATTAAAGAGTTCCTCCGAACCTTCCAGTACACCACCTGCCATTAATTCTACTGCTTCTTTAATCGGCTGTAGGACAGCATCATCAAAGTCCCTACCTGCTTCACTGAGCCAATCGGGGACAATATTACCTTCAAATGTACCATCCTCTCTAATATACTGTGCAAAGCCTGAAAGTACAGCATCGTCTAAATCCTCACCATTAGCAACCTTACCTACTACGTTGGATAAAGCATCAGCAAAAACATCTTTATCCATTTCTAAAGCATCTAAAGACTGACCTAAAGAAGAGTCTGAGTTAGAAAGAATGTTATCAAGGTAACGACTTGTTACTGTCTCAGCAATAGCTTGTGTAGGGTCTCCTGTAATAGCACCCTTAAGTAATGCGTTGGTCTGAGCGTAAGTTAAATCAACACCGCCTATTGTAAGACCCTTACCTGCATCCTTAACACCGTCCACAGTGCTAGGGGCTTTAGTATACCCTGCTTTCTCAAGACCTGCACTAGCTAAACTAGCCCAATCCCCTGCGTGTAAAGTTTCCCCTGATACTCCTTTAGCGGCTGTTAGGACAGCTGTACCATAAGGAACAAACATGGCGGCAACTTGTAACACAGGATGATTTAATATGTTTTCAGCAGGTTCAAAGACAGTAGAATATGTCCCTACTTCTCCGTAGGATACATAGTTACCGTTCTTATCTCCTTCCGTTGTTCCAAAAAGCCTATTAGTGGCGTCCCCTGATCCTGTAGTTAAATAATACTTTTTACCTTCTATTTCTTTATATAGAGGTATATCGTTGTCCATTATGTAAGAAACAAGTTTATTTGCTTGTCCTTGCAACGCAGGGTCTAAGACACCTGCATATCCTGCTCTAGCAAAATCAGCAGGGTCATAGTTATTATAATTATGTGTCAGGAATGTCTCTTCTCTTTGAGACTCAGTTTCCGTAAAGACATTAGCATAGTTAGCTAACGCTTCCTCTGCACTATCATATGTAGCCGCTGTTCCATAGTCAGGCGTATTAATAAAAGGAAGTCCTGAAATCCCTTTAGTATCTGTAGTGCCTGAAGCCTTTGATGTAGGCACATGGAAATACTGTATAACTTTTCCACTGCTATCTGTTTGTGCTTTATTATAGTAATCTGTTTTAACAGGGCTGTATAAAGGAGGTGTATCAGCACTAGCTGTAGTTTCTATAGGCTGTTCACTGCTTTGACGAGGAGGGTCTGTATACAACAAAGGATCAACACCCGATGAAACAGGAGTTTGGATTTGTTCTTTCTGTTGTCCTGATCCTCTTAAGTAATCAGAGAAAAGACTGCTAGTAGTTCTTTGAGGATCAAGCTCAACTTTAGGAACTACTGGTGCAGGGTCTTCATAAGGCTGTGTTACAGGTTTAAAACTAGAAGGCGTAGCTACTGGAGCCGCTGTCTTAGCTTTCTTCTTTGTAAGCACAGGTGCTGAAGGTGGAGGAGTGTTCTCTACTAATGGTCTATCAATAGAACTTGGAAATATCTCTTCCTGTCTAAAACTAGAAATCATTTACCAACTCCTTTAGTTCGCTCAATAGTACGCATTGTCCCAAGACCTAAAAGACCCATAAGCACAGGCATCATAACAGAGGTATCCGCTTGGGGAATAACTATGCCAAAACCTGCGGCTAAAGGAGAGATAAGAAAATTGACAGCAAACCCTAAAACACAGACCCAACCAGTAGCAGGTCTCCAACCAGATTGCCACCAGTTGCCTCTAGCTTCCTGTTGGTTTGTCTTAATCTGAGCAAGTGCTATTTGTTGAGCTTGTTTAGAAGCTAAGGTAGCTATTTCATGTGCTAAGGTTGCTTTCTGATCTTTATCTACAATAAATTTATCTAACAAAGTAGTGATAGGATCAATTAATTTAGTCAATATATTCATATTATTATATCAGCTTTTTAGTCAAAAGTCAAGCTATTTCTTTTTTCTTTTGTGTACTAAGTCTTGTACTGTGTCAGACTCATATATCCTAATACCTAACCATATAATTGTAAACAAGGAAGCAGTAGGTGGCAACCAAGCGGCTAAGGACATAATGCCTGTAGAAGCCGCAAGTACGTCCAGTGTATCTTTTGATTGTGCGTCAAGCATGATAACGTCCTTGTATTTATGCTAAATAAGCTAACCCTGCTGAAATAGCTGAATTAAGCGGTGACATATCTTGTCCTGTCCAGTAATCTTTAGTGACCATAATTTGTAAGTGTCTAACATTACGATCTACACATTCGGCAGGTAGGATGTATCCTGTATCATCAGCAACAATCGCGTTAATAAGGTCTACACTTTCTAATGCCCAAGTATACTGTTGAGTTGGTGTGGTTTCAGGAATCATTATTTAGTCTCCAATTCTACTACACGAGCAGATAGTTCTTGAACAGCTTTCACTAACAAAGGTATTAAGTTACCTGCACTAGCTTCAAGTTTATTAGGGTTATCTTCTAACACTAGGTTTAATGCATTGTTATTACCCTTTGCTGACTCAAGTAATTCTTGTGCAATAAAGCCTTGCTCTAAAGTTCCATCTTTAATGTTGCCATCACGAGTGTCCCATTTAAACTGACGAGGCTTTAAAGTATTAATAAAGTCAAGACCATAAGGTGTGTCAACAATGTCAGTCTTATCTCTAGCATCAGACAAAGATGTAATGCTTGTTTGATTACACCTAAGAGTTTGAATATCTGTACTTCCTAATGTAAACTGATAACTAGCGGTAGCTGATGTTGGATTTGCTGATTGTCCTATACAGGTATTTTGTGTTCCTGTTGTAATTGTCAAACCTGCCCCATTACCAATAAAGGTACTGCTCAGTCCTCCAGTGGTTACGTTCTTACCTGCGCCCCAACCTACCGCAGTAGCAAAGTTAGTGGAGTTACTATCTTGCAATGCCAAGGGGCCAACAGCAACGTTACCTGTTCCTGCTGTTGATGTTTCTAAAGCTTTATAACCAACAGCTACATGACTGGTTCCTGTAGTTAAAGCTTTTCCTGCGTCATTTCCTATTAATGTATTATAATTATTGTTGGACGTAAGTGAGTCACCTGCATCAGAACCTAAAGTTACATTGCCTGTACCTATAGGATTATTAGTATCTAAAGATGAAACTAAAGAAACAACAGCCCCACTAGAATTTTTAGTATACAGTTTTTTATCTGTAACATTTACTGCTAACTCACCTTGTACAAGCTCACTAGTAGCAGGAACATCTCCTGCCGTACTTGAGTTTTTTGTTATGATTGTAGTCATGTTTTATCTCTCTGACATTGATTGTGTTGTTTGGTAACGAAAAAAGATGCCGCCCATACCGAATAGGATACTAGCTAACATAATAGTCTCAGCAGATAGATTAAGCTGTAGGACGTATACCTGTAGAGCCGCTAAGGTTACACCAAAGACTTGCCACCTGTTACTACGACTACGCCAGAATTGCTTGAGCCTATCCATCTTACTCTCCTAATTCTGGGCGAGTGTCTGGAAAACTTTCTGTGCTAGGCCAATCACGCAATGCAGTTCGGTACTCTATGTAATCATCATGCTGTGGGTGGTCAGTCAAAGGAACGATGTAATCAGTAGCGGCTAGTTCTTCATCACGCCACATACGTGCTTCGTCCTCAGCAGGTACGCTGAAATATGTACTTGTTTCAAAAGCAAAGCCATCTAATAGCTTTCTGTACAACTGTCCGTCTGTTGGCTCTTGAGTAACCCAAACGCCATCTATGAAAGCTTGTGTAATAATCATGCGGGTTCTCCTATCGTATAAGTAACATACGTGTTTGCTGATATCGTGCCTGATCCAGATCTATAAACAATAAACTCTTTACAAATTATTGGTGCGGCTATTGATGGCCCACCAGACGAATTGCCATTTAAGATAACTGCATAAGCATTTACTGCATTAACACTAGCTGTGCCAGAATATTCAGCAAAAACAGTTCCATCAATTTTTAGTCCCACCAGTTGGTTAGCAAGTGCATAATACGCCTCTATTTTCAAATACTTGCCTTCTGGTGCGGTTACTGTAAGCGCGGCTTCCCCTTGTGCCACGGCATTTACCGTACTAGAGGAAAGATTAACAAAGTTCTTAGCTATTGGCTTCAAGTAACTGAAAGAAGGTGCGGATACTACTGCGGTACTATACTCATAGTACATATCTTCTTTACTAAGCCAGTAGGTTGAAGGTAATGTTTCGCTTGATGTTACGCCCTCAATTAAAGAAATGTTTACCGTCTGACCTACATTTCCAGACTGTCGCGCATAAGCTATTTTATCTAGTGTGACAGGTGAGGTATCCCAAAATTGAGCAGTTTGGCCTACAACGTAACTGTTGGCTACGGAAATGCGCTCAGTAATAATTCCATCGTAGCTAGTCGAGTACGTGGTCAAATTAGAAGAATCTAGTAATCTATTCGAAAAATTATCAAATAAGTCTGTCTGAACCGCTGTTTGATACACATTACCAGACCCTAAAGTCCACACTGCACCTTTCTTATAATTCGACCAAGTTTCGTAAGTTTGTCGTGGGGCTATGTACAGTTTATCTTCTGCATATCTGTAAAAAGCAGAACTAAAATATAGAGAACGCTGCCAACCCGTCTCAGAATCACGAAACAAATAATTGTCGGCGCCACTAGGAGTATTATACTTTTGAAGAGAACCTACCGTAAGAGTTGAGCCATCGTAGGAAGTTTTTTGATACTTTGCTTCAGTACGTGAAGGTACTGACATCAAAAGAAATTTACTTTTATCTTCAGATTTATAGAGCCTAGTGAATCTTGCCTGTTGTTGCGTACTTCCAGTTCCTTGCGACAAAGCAGAAGGCGTAATATCTGTGACAGTATGCGTACCATCAGCGGCAACTAAAACCTTTTTAACTACATACCCTTGAGCACTACTGCTTTGAACAGTTTGATAAGCCAACAGGAAGTTAGCACTTGAATCATCATATTTTATTAATTGAATATTCAAGCCGTCATATACAGTTAAAAGAGAGGTAGTTGTTTGCTCGACTTGAGCATAGGTGCCACTAACGGTGCCTGAAGATAGTTCGTATGTTAGTGAGGTTGAAGATGCCGCGGCACTCATTGCAATAGCGCAATATACTGAGCGGCTTCGCGCTAGTTGCAACGACCCTCCAAATTCATTGCCCGCATTTAAACTTGTACTATTATTAAAGCTGTAAACTAAGTTACTGTTAGGGTAAAAAGTTATAACATTATCAGACTTTCTTACGGTTAAAATGTAACCTCTTATTGCTCCTGCATTATTGCTTGAATTCTGACCTTTTGTAAAAGCAGTAAATATATAGTTTGTGCTGTCTTCACCTATTGATTCTATCTGGTAATAATTAGAATTATAGTAGTTAGAGCCAAAATCTGTTCCTGCGTAAGACAGTTGAGTGCCTGTAGAGTCAAGAACAACAAAACCGATTCCCATAGAACTACTGCTTAAATAATTTGAAAAAGCGTATAAAATATTTCCATTTGACATTTGCCCTTCGTACTGACCACAGTTAAAAGGGTAAGCATTTCTAGTTAGACTACCCCCATTCGCTTGCGCCAAAGTAGTTTGACTTATCTCCTCAGTTGTAGACAACACAGCACTACTGGGAACTAACTTTCCGCTTGAATCAAGATTGTAATATGTACCTTCAACTACTGGTGTATAAGCCACCTCTGCTGTTGAACCTTTATACGGTATGTTAGCGCCACCGCCCGACCCGCCTATGAAATCTGAAAAATTACTCACGACATTACCCACCCTTGCGTTGCGTCTGTATATATGAATTGTATTGAGAGATAAGCGGCATCCATTGTGAAGTCAGAAGCACTGCTCATTATGTTACTTCCGTTCCTACCTACCACTGTGTCTGTAAAGTTACCCACCGTAACCAAGACTCTTTGGCCTATGGTTGGTGAGGCAGGAAGCGTAATAGTTTGTGTTGCAGTATCTACAAAGACATGAGTGTTAACCGTAGCCGTCATGGATGCAGAAGTAACTACAGTTGTTATACCCACTGCTACCTTGTCTCCAGTTTGTAATGCAGAATCAGCGGTTGTTCCTTGTGCCGCTGTAGCATAAGCAGTAGAGGCTGTGGTAGCAGATGTGCCTAGCCCTAAGTTAGTCCTAGCTGTTCCTGCATTATTTAAGTCAGACAGGTTGTTAGTTGCTATTAAAGCTCCCGATAAAGAAGCATAAGCATCCAACCACGCAGAACCATTCCAAACCTTCATTTGATTGGAAGTAGAGTTAAAGTATAAAGCACCAGTAATTAAAGCGTTACCATCATTGTCTACAGTGGGTACTGAAGATTTAGCACCTAAGTAACGATCATCAAAAGAATCAAAGGAAGAGGCCGCGCTTGTTGCGCTTGTAGCCGCATTGGTTGCACTAGTAGCCGCGCCAGTAGCAGAAGTGGCCGCATTGGTTGCAGAAGTAGACGCATTAGACGCACTAGTGGAAGCTTCTGTTGCTTTAGTAGTAGCTGTGCTTGCGCTAGTAGAAGCTTCGCTTGCTTTTGTACTAGCTGTGGTAGCACTGGATGCTGAAGCAGTCGCTGATGTACTTGAGTTAGTAGCGGAAGTAGCGGCATTAGTTGCACTGGTAGCCGCAGACGTTGCTGAGTTAGACGCATTAGTTGCACTGGTAGCCGCATTGCTTTCTGATGAAGCTGAATTAGTTTCTGAAGTTGAAGCACTGCTTGCACTTGCGGAAGCTTCACTTGCTTTTGTTGTTGCAGTAGATGCGCTTGTGGACGCACTGGTTGCACTGTTTGTTGCAGTGGTTGCACTGGAAGATGCACTAGAAGCACTACTGGAAGCACTGGTTGCGCTTGTAGCCGCTTGTGTTGCTTTAGTAGTGGCTGTAGTAGCACTAGCGCTTGCATTAGTCTCAGCGGTTTCTGCATTGGTCTCAGCAGTCTCTGCGTTAGTTTCCGCAGTCTCTGCCGCTGTTTTTGCTGATAAAGCACTAGTTTCGGAAGCTGATGCCGCTGTTTGACTAGCTGATGCCGCTGTTGCTGAGTTTTGTGCGGCTACTGCATATTGGCTTACGCCTATTGCGCTAGTTGCGGCCGCTGTTGCTGATTGACTTGCAGAGTTTTCTGATGTTAGTGCTTCAGCCGCACTAGTGGCCGCTTCACTTGCTTTATTAGTGGCTATGACAGCCTGTTCAGTTACTGCTGATAATGTGGCATCGGTGTTAGAATCACCTGCACCACCGTCCCCTCTAAAAATTGCCATGAATAGCTCCTAAGAAAACAAGAAAGAAAGGGGACTCCGAAGAATCCCCTTAAGTGTAAAGGCTTATTGTACAGCCAGTACGAATCCTGCTTCAGGACGCATTACTTGACAACCGTAAAGCGTGTCAGCAGTGTATAGAGTTCCTAAGAACTCCTGCTTGTATTGAGTTTGTGAACGAACAGCTTGTTGCTCTGCAAGAACATTAGTGTCCTTGTGGATCAACTGTGCCCCACGAACACCAGACTCAAGAGTAGGTACGTTTGTAGAAACAAACACATCAACACCATACAAGTTACCAATCTTCCCAGTTTCTACGCTCTTGCCATTGACAAAATCAGTAGAAGTGTAACGATCAATACCCATGATAGCGTTACGTAGTGAAGGAGGAACGATAAAGCTACGTCCGTCCATTGGTACATCTGCATCATCCATCTTCTGAATCAAAGAACGGAAAGCTCCGTCAGTGAAAGCATTAACGTCAGCAGTACCATCGGCATCATAAGCTTCTAATGCACCACCAGAAGTAATCTGGAATGCCGCGTTATGTACCCATGAAGAACCATCACCGTTACCAAAAGACTTACCTAAAGTAAACAGATCATCGTCAACCTGCTTTGCTAGCCCATAACCTGCGTCACCAGTGTAGAACTGACGTAGAGAAGCTAGAGCTTGTACTTCGGTAATGTCCTCAATCAAACGAGAAAATTCAAAGTGCTTGTTAATGTTAATCAAAACTTCTGACTCAACAGAGTTCTGGATGGTTACTGCGGTCTCTGCGACCTTAGCGTGTGCTGAACCACGAGTAGGCTTAGGAACGTGAATAGTATCACCTTTCTTGCCTGTCATGCTCATTTTCTTTACAAGGTTTGCCAAAACAAGATTAGTCTTGTATGCGGCAATTACTTCGTCACTCCAGATTTCTGGAATGAATTTTGCGGCAGAAGTATTATCTACCGCGCCTCCCATGTTGGGATATACTGATGTAGCCATGATAAAAGTCCTATAATAAGATTAGTTACGGACTCTCCCTTCTTGATACGCTTGCATGATTTCATCAGACAAAGACAAATATCGGTCAGGATCGTCCTGCATAAGTTTAATAATGTCTGAACGTCTATAGACCTTACGAGAGGATGCTTCACCGCTTCCTTTAGCTCCACCAGTGGATGCTTTTTTAACGGCTTGCTTTCTACTCGTCTTCTCATTCACCGCAGTTTGTTCGACAGCTTGTTGGCGTTCTTTCCAGTTAGTGAAAAGTTCATCAGCGGCTTCGTGATCATACTGCTGATCTGCTTGTATAAAAAGCTGTGTCCGAATCTTTGAACCCTTTATCCACTTTGCAAACTTATCGTCCTTTAAAATGTCTCCCATATCTGGGTGACGATTTTGTAAAAGAGATGTAGCTGTTGACTTTCTGTACTGTTGAGTTACAGCTTCCGCTTGTCTTATGGAAGGATGATTCTTAATAGCTTTATCTACTGCTTTATCTGGATCAGAGAAAAAGTCTATATCTTCTTCAGGTTGTTCTTTTTGTTGCGTGGTGTCGAGTTGTGTCTGAATATAACTATCAACAACTTGTCGTAATTCCCCTACTTCTGAACTCTGTCGGCCTAATAACTTCTCAGCCTCTTGATGCATCCTTACAATGTCAGCCGTACTTTTTCCTTTGTACTTGTCAGGAATTTCATTTTCTTCAGTTGTGGTCTGTTGAGTTGCCTGTGCAGGTTCTTCAGCCGTAGTTTCTACTTCATTGAGATAGGTGATTTCTTCGTTATTATCATCGTTCTCTTGACGCTCGTCTATTAATGTTGCCATTATCAAACTCCGTGATTTCTCATTATGGAGGTGTATTGTATGTAAGGTTTCGGTTAGGAGTTAGCCTTACGCTCTTTCTGTAGCTTCTTCTCGCGGTCTCGTACCCATTTCATAGTGGCTCCTGCAAAGTCGCCTGAAAAAGGTTCAAGGCTCACACGAGGAGCCGATACAAGTCTAGTAGCAATTTTACCACATTCTTTACAAGTAACTTCTGTGGTATCGCTAGTTACAAAGTGTTCATCAACGTGACCATCTTTGCATTTAAAATCAAATAAAATAAGCATCAGTTTGTTTCTACTTCTTCTTCTTCTGCTTGCTTTTCTGATATGTCAATTTGCGCTTCTAAGTTAAGAAGGTTAGCAATTATAGTTAGTTGACCTTTACGAAAGTACAGGTCGTTTAAATCTTTGGTTACTTCGACAGAATTAATAAGTACCGCATTTTCCTTTAAATCAGTAATAAGTTGTTTCCAACCTTCGTTACGGAATAAGTCTCTAAAGTTACGGTAATACAGTTCTAATTCGTGAGTCATACTGTTTCTCCTTTATGGACAGCAATATAAATGTAGTATACTTACATAGTATAACACACTTTTAACTCAAAGTCAAGCTTTATTTTTATCTACGTCTACCACGAGTAGGTGCTGATCTGCGACCACCGACAGGTGCTTTAGCTCGTCTAACAGGTTGACCACCGCCAGTTGCTCGTTTAACAGGAGATGCTACTCTACCACCTGCTCTTTTAGCTGTTGTACTGCCTGTCTTCTTTTTAGGTGTGACCTTTGGAATACTCTTTCCTCCTCTAGGGGGATCAGTATATAAATTCTTAGGTGTGACCTTTGGAATACTTCTTCCTCCTCTAGGGGGATCAGTATGTAAATTCTTAGGTGGTCTTCCTACTTGACTACCGTATGTACCTTTACCTTGTGGCATAGTTATTTCCTCTTAGATTTAGAACCTGAACATTTCCATCTCTTACGAGACAAATTATTAGGTGTATTAGGGTTATTTTGTTTATCTTTAGATAAACCTCTCTTAATGCCCAAGCTTCTAGCACAGTAGCTATCACCTTTAGACGTTCCTGCTCTTACCCTTGGCCCTCCACTTCTAGCGTTACCTGCTTGACCATAGCTAACTCTTTTTCCTGTGGAGGTTACTTTTACTTTAGCCTTGCCTTTACGCGGTAATGCTCCTGCCACTAGTTAGCCCTCTCTTTAATAGCTACCTCTCGTTCCTTCAGAAGTTGTTTAGAGATTTCAAGTCGCTTTTTAAATTCTTTGTCATCTTGATCTCCTGCGTGAATGTTTGTAGTAACTGCTTTAATCCTATCAATCTCCAACTCTTGTGGAATGACTTGAGTTTCCATAGCCATCTTCTGCGCCCTAGACTGAGACTCTTGTGCTTGTCCGTTAAGAGCCGCTGTTTGTGCCGCTTGGAAAGCCAACTCAGACTGCTGTGCCTGTTGTTGTGCTTGTTGTGCTTCAGGGTTAGGCTGATTAGCTTGGTCAAGTAAGGAAATAAGTTCTTCCCGATTAGCTAGGTTCATGTTATCAATGATAGATGTAACCAGTTGAGGATACATAGGAGTGTCTGGAGACATAGTTTGTAACAGTTGTACAAGCTGTGTAACCTCATATTCACGAGCAATAATACCTAAAGAACTAGAAGTATGAAACTTATAGTCAGCTACTGGGTAGGTTTCTGGTTCAAACTGCATATAACGCCAAGCAGACTTAGTTACAAAAGGAATTAAGAAAGCTTCTTGGAAGTTAATTAAAGTTCGCTTATGTCTCTTAATAATAGCACCTAGAGACATAGAGATACCTGCGGCAGTGGATTCTCCGTTCACAGAACCTGCGATACCTGCTGAATCAATAGCGCCTGTGGCTGTTTGCACCATAGTTTGAAGTGCTTGAGCCTGTGCAAAGGTAATCTGGTTTACATTACCAAAGTTAAAGGGCTGTAAGACTTCACGAGGATCACCGTTAGTTAATATGACCTTACCTGCTTTAACCTGTGGGTTAGAGTTTCTAGGCATACGAGAAGCATCCATAGCTATCATAGGATGTATTGTCAAAGCAAGTGC